TATTGTTAATCCAGTTAATGTGCCTACAGATGTAATGTTTGATTGAGCAGCACCTGTTACTGTTGCGGCTGTACCAGAAGCGTTACCTGTAACATTACCAGTTATATTTCCTACAAATGTACCATTGATATTATTACTTGCATCTTTTATTACTGCTTTACCAGCAGGCAATGTACAAAATATAGTCTTAGCTCCAGTTCCAAAACTAACTGCATTATTACTATTTGAACTCGCTAAGATGGTTGTTCTTGCTAATGTGGCTACAGCAGATATGACATTAATTGTATTACCCATAGCATTACCATGAATAGTGCAATAATATTTTAATGTAGATGGTGCATCACTTGCTACAACGATTGTAACTGTAGCACCTGCTTGTCCTTGTGTACCACTTATCGAAACGCCATCTGTATAAGAGGCATCAGCAGATGTTCTAAACCTTAATGGATGTGATCCATTTGTATTATCACTAACATCAAACACATAAGTAAAACCTTTTACAAATGTAATAACTGGATTGTTTACACCATTTAAGACAAAGACATTTATCCCACCTACATTAGCTACTGTAACTGTGTAGTTTATAGTTTGAGAAGTGCCTTCATTTATTGTACCTAAACCAACTTCAAAGTTAGTGTTATCTGTAACTGCATAATAAGTTGTATCACCATCAGATAGATTAGAAGCAAAAGTTTCAAACCCAGTAACTGCACCTTCTAATTGATAAGTCTGTGTACCTACTGTATTTGTAGTTTCCTTAATTCTATCTGATATTACTAATGCCATTACTTCAACTCTATTGTAAGGTTTCCTGCGTTAATTCTAAATATATCACCAGATTCAATTACCTTTTGCACATCTAATGCTCCTACAAATAATATATTTCCACTACTTGCTGCATCTGCAATTATGATATGTGTAATTGTATTGTTTGTTCCACCAGAAGCTGGGAACTCAATGTTTGCTGCATTTGTTGCAGTTTGTTGATCGGTTGAATCTGACCCAACTAAAGTCCAGTTTGATGCAGTAACTTGTTGTCTTGCATAGTTTGTAAATGTTGCTTCTGTAACTGATCCAGTTTCTGCTGTACTTACGGCTGTTGCAAGACCTACATAAATACTGTCTCCAGGTGAACTAAAAGAAAGAGAATTATTTTTAAATAAAAAATGTAGTAATCTTCTTTCTAGATAATTGGTTGCTGCATTTGCTGTTGCCATCTTTTACTCCTATGTTCTCGGTCTTGATGGTAGACCAACTCTATAACCATCTGTGTTTTCTCTTGCTTCACCTAAGTCTTTTAGTCTATCTAAATACTGTGTAAATAAACCGTTATAGTTAGATAAAACATCTGTTTCACCTTTCATAAAACTATAAGCTTCTATAAGTGATCCGTAAAGTAAAGCAAAAGGTGCATTCGTTCCTAACCAAGAAGTTCCATCTCCAGAAGCTGTTATTGACGTAGGTCTATAAAAATAATGTAATTCAACTGTATATGCACTATTTGGTGTAGGGGCTAAAATAAAATTATCTATGTCAAAAATTGCATAGTATTTTGGTACACCAGTCGATGCAGAAGGAGGATATGCTTCTTGTATAAAATTAACATCTTTTTGTAATAAGAATGTTTCAGAACTAGCTGTAGTAATTTGTAGAGAAAATGAAGCTAAATAATCGTCTGGTACACTTAAAAATTTATCACTACTTGTTAGTGTCGAAGTTACATTTTTTCTAAAAAATTCTAAATCTACAGACTTTAATATTTTTTCTTCACACGCTTTGATAAAATTATCGAGGTTATTTACAAAAGTTGTTTCGGTATTATCTGTGTAATCTTGTATCGCTGTTTTTAGTTGTGTATATGTAAAACTCATCTATGCCCCTAGCGTTACAGGTCCAGCAGTAGAATCACTACCACCCCCTCTTACATTTCCTATCATAGCAGTTCCACTACTCGCAGTAAATGTATAAGAATTATCATCAACTTTGGTTATAGTATATCCTGATGCTTGTGTCAAGATATTAGTAGAAAAACCATCAAACCCTAATACTTTTCTAAACCGAACAGTATCACTTGTAGACCTTCCGTGGTTAGGTTCAATAACAGTTAGCACTGCAGAACCACTTGAAGATGTAATAAAAGAATTTAAACCTAATAAATTTTCTACTGGATTAATAACTTTAGTATCTGGTCGTGCATCTCGTAAAGCTTCAGCATCGACTACTGAACGATGAGGATCAAGTTGTGGGTGCTTTTCTTCATATTCTGATTTATGTACAATAGAGCCATTCCATTCCTTTATTCTTTCTCTGTAAGGAAACTTCATACCACTTCGATCTGATATAAAAAATGCAAATTTTCCTCTTGCAAAACTCATTAGAGATATCTTTCATAAGGTAAAATTTTTAAACTTGTTCTATCTCTATCTTCTGATGCAGCTCTATCAAACTCTTCTTCATAAATACTTTTTAATATTTGTATTCTATCTGGTGCTTTTTTTATAGAAATATAATAAGCTAATCCTGCAGCAAGACATGGGTAAAAACGAAAAGGAACGTCTACAGTATTAGAAGCACTATCTGCATCCTCTATACGAGTAAGCCTATCAATTACAAGTGTATAAGTAGTATTAGGTGAAGGAAATATTCTTATTTTAGGTGTAATTTGTCTATCAATATAATACTGAGTTGGTTTAGATTGTGATAATTTACTAGATAAATTTAAATATGTATCACGTCCTATACGATTTACAGTAGTATCTTGTTGATTAGTAGCACCAGCATTTTCTCTTATAACTGCAGAAAGAATATCTATTGTATCTGCATCTAAAGTATATTCTACAGTTCCTTGTGAAAGTGTAACCGTAGATTGTACTATTGTCCATCGATTTAAACCACGATTCGCCCAATCTGCAAATAAAAGATTTAACGATCTTTTAGCAGTTCTAAGATCATAACCTGTTCTAACTTCTAAACCACAGCGTTCAAAAGCTTCTTCGATATAATCATCAACAGCAAGTTCAAAATCTGTAGAACCAGAAGTAGCCATTACTTATCATCCTTATACGCCATGTAGCCACCCATCATCATCTTTTCGACTTCTTCATCCATATAACCACCTTTTGCCATAAGTGTTACATCAACATTTTTTCCTGGATTTACTACACTTATTGCTGGGTCTGGAACCATTCTTTTAGGGGCTCCACTTGGATTACCTCCTGATAAACCACCTCTTTTCATACCTTGTACGCCTTGCTCTCTTTTTACTCTGTTTATTGCACTAGCAAGACCACCACCTTTTTTCTTTGATACTTTTTCAGGCTTATCATATTTTAATCGGTCTCTTAGTTCTTTTGGAACATTTTTCTTATACAACCCTACCATACCTTTTAATCCTGCTGTTATTTTATCGTCTGTGCTTGCTGGAGGAAAGCCTGCTAGATCTAACATTTTATCACCATATTTTTGAGTAATACGAGCTCTATCAAATTCTTCTCGTGCAGCTTGTTTAAGAGTTTTAACTTTAGGAGGAGCTTTTTTTCCACCTAATCGTTCAACTTCTTTTTGAATTCTTTTATCTCGTTGTCTTTCTTTAAAACTTTTTGTAGATTTCATTCCTCTTAAATCACTCATGCTTTTCTCCTTTTCCTTCTTAGTGCTTTTACGTTTCTTGGTTTACCCTTACTTGGTTGTCCTAATTTTACCTTTTGTCTTATTCTACTTCTTTTTTCTGCAGATGTCATCTCTTTTGTTGTTTTTGGTGTTTTAGAAGAAATACGCTTACTTGGTCTACAATAAGGCGTACCTCTTTTTTCACCTTTTTTTCTACCACACTTTTTGCCAGTCCTAACATCTTTCCAATCTTCTTTAAACCAACGCTTAAGTGCTAATCCTGCTTTTGTTTTTCGAACAGCCATTATGCTTTTCTTGTTTTCTTTCTTCTATTAGACATTATAGCACCACAACCTCTAGCTATATTTTTAACTTTAGTTGGTCGTTTTGCTTTCATATAACCACCGTTACTAGCTTTTTTTACAGTAGACTTTTTCTTTTTACCACCAGTACCATAATTTGCAGCACCTACTTTTCTACATTTTGCAATAGCACCTGAAGCATAAGCTGATGGAAAAACTCTATATCTTGCTTTTACTTTGTGATAACATGCGTCTTTTTTACCCATAATATTTTCCTTTCATTATCTTCCAACAAGTGCACATCCACTCTCGTTTTTTACACTTATGACAAACTTTAATTGGTTCACCTCTTACGACTTCTCCTTTTTTTAGAGGCACAATGTGCTTTTTCAGAAAATCCACGAGGTCTGGCACAATTGATTTTCCTCTTCCTTTTAGCACTCCACTTCCTTTTTCCTGGTGACTTAGTCACCTGTTTACTCATTTGGGCTCTACCCATTACCATTAAAAAAACTTCTCTAAAACTGCTACTCCGATAATAACCCCATAAATACCCCAGAGTCTGGTATCAAGCTTATTTAATTTATTATTGATTCCATCGAAACGTGCATTACATACTTGTTCGTGTTTTTCTAACATTTTTAATAATTCTTTTGCTGTCATCTTAATCTTCTATTTTAAATGTTCCTAAGTTTTTTAATTCCTTTGTTAAAAAGGATAACCGATCTTTTTTATTCATACTATTTAATTTATTTTGTATCATTACTCTGTACTTTGTCCTTAATTGAGTAGGAGTTAAATCTTCTTCTTTAGGTCTAGGTATTGGTTTTTTCTTTAACATTTCCACCTTCTTCTTGCTTGTCTTAAACGACTATTTGGATTTTTTGCTGCTTTTGGAAATTTCTTCATTTGACCAGCAGATCTTGCACAAAAAGACTTTCTTCTTTTTGCTGCTTTACTGCCACGCTTTACTTTACCTGTAACAGCAGTTTTAAGTTTACTTCCTGGATTTGCTCGTCTATATGCAGCAACGCCTTTCTTAGTCATTCCTGCACCAGATTTTGTAGGACGAAAATTTCCAGACTTTACTGAAGTCTTTATTGGCTTTTCTTTTCTTCTTGCCATAACACTTTATGACAAGAAGATTGTTAACTTATTACTACTGCCACTAAATGCAGATAAGTATGCCCCATTTTCTGCTAATATTCCATTATCAGGAATATTAAGCGTATGTAAACCAGTTGGAAAACTCTGTGCTATTAAAGTATCACCACCATTACCATTTGTAATAGTGATTGCACCTGCGGCATCTGCAAAAATAACTATTTGTCTTATTCTTGATCTCGCTGGTCCAATTACTGCAGCAGAGGCTCCCTGATTAACATTAAAGGCTTTTACATCAGACCTTGTTCCTGGCACGATAACCTCCTGTTATGCTGTTGGTGAATCAGAACTAATTCCGAAAAATTTCAATGCAACTGTTCCACCAGAACCACCTGCTGCTCCAGAGATTACCATTTCAACTTCGTCTGCAGTTTCTGTTGCTGCAGTTGTAGCACCACCAGACATTCCTAAAACACCGTTACATGGGAAGAATCCTTTAAAGCCTGTGCTATTTAATCCTGCTGAAATACCATCAACATAACCATCAGTATCTGCATCAGTTCCTATGTCGTTAATATTTACATTATTTGTTGTTGCTGCAGTTACAGTAATAGCTACACCCATAGGTATAAAATTACTTGGTATTCCTATAGAAGATTCTTTAAAAGCAGTTCCTGATGCAGCAATAGTTATGCTTGTAGAATAAGTTGATAAAGTCATCTCATTAGTGAGACCACCTGTTGTAGAATTTTTTATAATTGATTTAAATCCATTTTCCGAACGGACTGGACCGTTAAAAGTTGTATTAGCCATGTTACACTCCTTGTCTTGGCAACTGTCAACTACATCATGTAGTTGTCAAGGTTTGTTTCAGTATATATTAAAAAAGGGTGACTGACTAGTCACCCTTTAAATTTTTTTATGCTCCTGGAGAACCAAAAACACAACGAGGGTCAGAAAATCCAAAAGAATATCTTTCCCTTGCTTTAAATCTCATATTTCCAGTGTCAAAATCACCTTCCATTTGAGTTTTAATCGGTGCTCTTTCGAAATGCTTAAATCCGTTTGGAGCATCGGTTTTAATAAAAAACGCATCAGTGTCTGTTAAGAAATGGTTAATTACATAACCTTGTGGGATCATTCCCATATTTCTTAAAGCATTGATATCGTTATCTGCAGTTGCTACACGCTGTGCAGACTGCATAAGTCTCTCTGCTACGAACTGTAACTGAGAAGGAATGATTAATTTCATACCTCTTAAGGCAATCTTTAATCCTCTTTCATCTACAAATCCTGCGATAGAAATTAAAGCATCTTCTAAAGATGTTTCATTTAAATCTGCAGCAGTTGATGGCTCGTTAGCAAATGTTCCACCACTTACTAATGGGTGAGATGCATCACATAATGCTACACCGTCTCCACCAGCAAAGGCTCCAGCAGTAAACGCATTGTTTAAAATGGATGCTGCTTTCACTTGCTTTGTGTGTGCCATTGATCTTGCAAGGGCTCTTGTATACCTTGCACCAAGACGATCATATAGATTGTCTTCGATAGCTTCTTCAGTTATTGAGAAGGCTAATGCCACTGTTTCGTGTGTGTACCTAGCAGTGAAGGACTCATTTGCAGTATCAAAATTTACTGCTGTTCCTTCTGACTTTGTAGGTGCAGTTCCGAAACCTGATAACATTACCTCTTCTTCAAATGCTCTATCTGAAGTTTCAGTATCAAAGATTTCTGCATGTTCGTTTTCATATCGACTAAACTCCATACCAAAGAGGGCGTTCAGTCCAGGTTCTAGCTCTTTTGCTAATTGTGCTCTTGAAATAGCCATTACTCTCTCCTATACGCCAAGGGTTGATGGGGTACCAGCAGCAATTCCACCATTTGGTGAATTGAAGTGGTTGTTAAGTCTTACAACTACAGGAATACCTGCTGCAGTAAAATCTTCATTGTTAGCATCTTCTTGCCAACCCATAATACGAAGATTTAAGTTTGCAGTGGTATTAATAGTGCTTACTGCTAACTTTGCTGAAGAAATACCTGTAGTATCTGATCCTGCTGCACCATCTGAAAAATTTGCATTCGCAAAAACGTGACCACGTAGAGTAGCCTCACTTGTTAACGATGCATCAGATGCTATTGCATATAATTGCATAGGATCATCATAGACGTATGCTTTTATAGGAAAGTTAGTGTCTGCACCACTTCCTAGCCAAGCATTAGAAAATACTGGTTTTCCAGTTGTTGATGATACAAATTCACAGCCACCAAAAACACCTAATGCCGTTCCACCTAATAAACCATATGTCGTAGTACGGCATAAACTCCAAAATTCTGGATATTT